TTAAAAGGCGTGTTTTAACCCGTTGAGCTGGCTGTTCTCTTTAACCGCGGCTGCCCGCTGTAGATCGAGATAAGCAGCCAAGTCGGTGATATGGATCCCCTTGGCCGACTTCTGGCTGCGTTCCAGACGGGTGATGGGGATCTTGATCTGCCCGTTCATCACCTTGCGTTGAAACATGTCAGGCGTCAGGTGCGTGAAGTAGTCCCGGCAAACCCGTTCCAGCGAGATAATCGCCTGGCCGTCGTACTGGGCCATCAGGATAAAGGCTGTGTTCATGATGTCCCTCACATCCGAAACGGTTGATTAATGAGCGTCGGCCGGGCGGTGCGTCCTGCAGGTTGCGCATCGTCCGCCTGAATTTCGCAAATAAACCTGTGCCTATTCCGATTTGTTGCGCTCAGTGCCTGGGTGAGCCTTGGTAATGCGCCAATGCATTGCTCATAGGCATCCGGCCCGTGCCAGCTTTGGGCAGGCAAAACCTGGCAGTCAGTACGTGTCGCGTCGCTGCATAAGTACAAAAGCAGTAGGGCTGTCATACGTTCCCCTTTCGTTCAAGACGGGGGCGGACGGATGTTGGTTTTATCGCTGAAGCCATGGCGACGACCCGCATATCGCTTTCGCTCAGCTCCATGTCCCTACTGCCTGATGGGGTGGCGGGAAATAATCGATTGGCCTGTACAAATGCGGAGAAGGCCTCGTCGAAGTGCGCGGCCAGCGCACTCCTCAACGTGTCGAAGTGAAGCTCGAACTCAATTGCCTCAGCCGGTGTAACTTCCACACCGACCTTTTTTGGTCGGCTCTTGCTGGTATACAGGCTGGGAGTGCATGTATCGCAGACCTTGGACATGATCTGCGCCGCAAGCTTTCGGTCGTACCGATTCACAATCGGAAACCAACGGATTTCTCGGCACTCTTCGTTTAAATCATCAAGGGTTAAACCGTGACGCGCTAACAAGTTATCCAGCATGCGTTGCGCATTATCCTTCTCGCCGCCTTCGCCACGCTCTGCGAGGGCCATCAGCTTGCGTAGCTTGGCCTGGACCTTCGCATCGCCTCCACGGGGCATTTGTGCTTGCATGGTGCTTCTCCTGGTAAGCGGTGGGGGAGTTGCCGCTCCCCGCGTTCCGCCTTTTTTTTGATTGTCAGCGTGCGTAGCGACGCGTTTGGTTTTGTCTTATTGCTTCCCGCTCTGCCATGAAAGCTGCCCACTCCAGCGTTTTTCGCTTCTGGCGAATCCGACTACAGGCCTGGTGCGTGCGGGTGGAGCGCGCTTTACCACATATATCGCAGCGGCTGGGCAGGTCGAGGCGTTGACTTGCCATGGCTGGCCGTGTCCTCGCTGGGCTGACAGACATAATTACTGCCCTCCCATGAGCATGCGTGTCAGGGCGTTGGGCTGGCCGTCCGGTGTCAATTTCCTGAGTGGCTGGGTGGTGGTGCGTCCATTGGCGCTACGCAATGTGGCCACGTCGCCGTTGATCTCTTCAATCACAGCTTTGCGGGCACTGAAACGATAGCTGCGACCGCCGCCACTGATTGCCACGTAGCTGACCATGTCGCCGATACCCAGCGGGGTTGTGGTAGCCTCTGCGGCGCTACCTTGGGTTTGATTCACTTGCATGGTGCTTCTCCTTTGGTGGTAGGTGTCGGGGAGTTGCCGCTCCTCGACACCGTCTTTTCAGGCCGTTCTGGCCTGGTCTTGCTTGATGATCGCTATGACTTCGTCCCGGTCCTTCGCATAAGCGAAAGGCAGATCGGCGCCTGGGCGAGTGATGGGATACCGCGCTTCAGGCAACCGGCACTCGGCCACCGTGTAGCCGCTGTCAGTGATCCAGCAGTTCTGCTGCACTTGTCCGTCTCTGTTGCGTTTCACTGCCCACTTCATGCCCAGACCCTACGCAGGTCCTGCCAGATCTCATCGCCGTCGGGGAAATAGGTGTGAACCTCTTGCTCGGGGCTGTTATCCAGCCGCAGGACTGCAATGCAGTCGTCGAACAGGCCAGCGTCGAGACGGCGCAGCTCGGTCAGGTCAAACGGATGTGCCGGGCCGTTGTACAACCCGAGCAGAAAACGCCCGATTACCCCGCTTTGCCCGGTGTCGCGTTGCGCGACCGGCAGCAAGCGAACCAGCGCCTCGACGCCGGCTTTGCGGATGGCCGGACGCTCGGCCTGGTACTGGAACAACTCGTCAAAGGCATCTTTGAGCGTTTTGTTGTGCATGGTGCTTCTCCTTGAGTGGCAGGCGTTGCCGCGCCTGGTGTGTGTTGCTGTCGATTGGTCAGGCCTGGAAGTGCCAGCACTTCACGATGGGTTGCTTGGTGATGACCGCGTTGCTGTGCTTGGCCTGGTGAGCCCGCACCGCGCTATCCGTCGCCTTGTTGATGTCGATCAGCTTTCGAGAGCGGGAGTCCTTCAGCCGCTCGCGCAGCTCGCTGACATCGGCAATTTTCTGGCGATGCTCTGCGGCGCACTTCACGAAGTCGTTGAGGTTGATGGCGATGATGTTGTCTTTCTTGCTGTGGTTGACTACAGGCCCATCGGCGTCGAGGCCTTCCAGGTATTCGTACACCTCCCAAAATTCGGCCACGACCGGATGATCGGAACTGATGGAGGCCTGGCGCTCTATCGCCATGCGAATGATCTGGGTGCGGGTGTTGCTGACCTGCGCGTCGGTGAGCGAAACCACCATCCGCAAGCAGTCGAGCAACGCGAGCAGTTGGGCGTGGTTCTTGTTGATCCGCTCGACACGGATGTAGCCGCGCAGCTTGTTGCCGCAATGTACGCAGTCGCTTTGCTCGTCTTTGAAAGGGGTGTCGCAAGCGAAGCAGTGCGAGTGCAGGCAGCGCAGTTTCGCTTCGTAGCCGGGCAGGCGCTGTGCAAACAGATCCATAACTTCGGCTTCTTTGCGCACGGCCTGCAATACGAAGTTGCTCAGCGTGGTGCCTTCCAAGGCGTTGAGTAAGTCCGCAGCAGCGCGGCTCTCCGGGGTCACGTTCGGTCGCACGAAGTGCAGTTTGACGATCCGGGTCATGATCGCTTCGGAGGCCACTACCGGCGCGTTCTGACTGATGGCGATCGTTCCCCGAAAGGGCGGCTCGTACGTCTCGTTGCCGGCGGTTTTAACCCCTTTGGTCGCCAGGGTGCCGCCGCCGTAATAGTCCTTCAGTTCATCCCATTCGAAAGTTTTGGAGTGCGCCTTGTCTTCGCCGCTTCGGTCGGATTCCAGCAACACGATAGGCATGCCAGACACCTGGCCCATCAAGCGGCTGCGGCCGGCCTTGGTGGATTTGGAAGGGTCAAAGCCCTCATACCCATCACGGCCGAGTAGCTTCCATAACAACGTCAGCAAGGTCGTCTTGCCGGCGCCGGCTTCACCGGTGGCCTCAAGAAAGGGGAACGACTGGTAGCGATGACGGATTTGCTCAGCAAACAGCGAGCCGAACCAAAACGTCAGGGCGACGATTCCCTGCGTACCGAAGCATTGCCACAGCAGATCCAGCCAGCGCGGGTCGTAGTTTTTGGCATCCTTGGTTAATTGGATTTTTACCCCTTTCTGCAAGCTCTTGAGTTTCAGCTTGCCCATTTCGAAAAACTCTTCTTCGTTGATGGTGATCAGTTGCCCTTCGCGAACGGCTACATCGTTGAACACGTAGCAGCCGTACTCCCGGCTGTAGCCGACGTAGTCGATGGTCTGAACGGTTTTAATGCCGAACAGTTGGTCTTTCATGATTTTGTCCAGCTGCTGTCCGCTGCCGGTGAACACGGCCCCGGCGCCCATGCCAAGAAGCCTTTTCTTGAACTCACTGGCAGCAGCGACCTGGCCGCCGGTGAAGGTGTTTTTCACTGAGCCGCCGTCGTGTGGGAAATCGACGCGGAAGAAATACCAGGACTCGTCGGTTATCTCGTTGCGCTGGAAATACAGTGCCTTGGGGTAGCAATTCGCGATCTCGACAACGCAGCCAGACATGCGCAGTGCCTTTTCGCGAATGGCCTTTTCGTTGAGCAGTTGGTCTTCCTGTTTGTCGCTGTCATCAAGCGCCTGTTTGGCACTGTTGAATTTGGAAATGTCCAGCTTCCACCAGTACAAGCGCGAGTCGAAGCAGAAGTGGAACTCCTCCCGCTCGCGCCACTGGTACATGAGCAGGGCCTTGTCGCTGGCGCTTTCGGCAATCAGCAGCGCGCCCTGGTGCCTGGCTTCTTTGAGGTCTTTTTCAATTCGCTGCGCTCGTGCCTCGTCATCGTCCAAAAAAGCCCAGCGCTGATGCAGGTCATTCCAATCGACCTTGCGGTTATCGGGCTGCAGGATCTGGGCAGCCTCGCAAAAAAAGCCCAACTCCCGGGCTTGCTTGACCCATGAGCGGGTGTATTTCTGCGCGCCAGGCTCGTTGTCCAATGCCCAAACCAACTTGGGCGGCTTTCCTTCACAGTCCGCGATCAATGTCTTGAGCGATTCTTCAGGGAATGCATTCGAGGACAGCGCGGCGACCGCAGAAATGCCGTTATGGATGAGCGCTATGGCGTCGAAAATGCCTTCGACAATCCACAGTTCATCAACCTGAAGAACATCAACACAAGGTGGGCACCACCAGTAGCCCTTGTAGCTTTGCTTGGGTTGGAAACGGGCTTTCTTCTTACCAAAGCGCGAGGGCTGGTCAATCAGGCGTTCCCAATAACCGCCATGTTCGAGAGGGAACCGCACCGTGGCCGAGCCGATATTTAGGTCGCGGTCAAAATAACTTTCCTGGGTGTACCAACCTTCAATCAGTTCCAGGCGGAAGCCGCGAGCAAAGGTCAGGTACGCCTTTGCGGTGGCGGTTGGCTGGTCATTGGTGGCTGGCGCACGCTTGCTCCAATCGTCAAACAGGTCGGGGTACAGCTCCTTTACCGGGGCCTGGTACCGACACTTTTCCTCGCGGCCGCAGCGGATAAACCACGGTTTATCGTGACGAGAAAACAGGCGCTTCTGATTGCACTGTGGGCAAGTACCCTTGCGCATGTAATGCGTGCCGGCCATATGTTGCAGGCCGTAATCTGACTCAAGGCGCTGAAGCACGTCGGCGCGCAGCTTGTGCTCCATGGGCTCGCGTACAAAAGCTTTTGCGCCATGGGTGGGGACGAGTCGCTTATTCATCGGGGCTTACTTCACTTCGCCGAGACTGTGTTTAAGGGCGCCAATCAGGCGTTTTTGCGCGGCCATTACCGGGAAGGCCGCGAGCAACGAGCCATGCCGTAAACCCTCGGGGATCATGCGAAAGCGGTCGTCGTACCAATGCTCGTTAAACTGCAGGGCGTATTGGTTCCGTAGCGCTTGGAGCAGCGCTTCGGCCTCTTCGCGGGGCAGTTTTGCGGTGATGGCGACGTCGATTTCCATGGTCCACCTCGAATTTCGGGCAAAGCTCACCCAAACCCACGGGAAGCGGGGCAGGGCGGGTTGTTTAAAAGGGGTTACTGAGGTTGTTGCTTCAGCGCGGCATCACGCTGGGCCAGCATCGTCTGTGGTAGCAGCCTTGCCGGGACCGGGTAGCGAAGGTCCGCCCGGGTGTCGATCAAATGGACGACGGTGCTGCCTGGGCTGGAGCCCCAGTCCACGTCGATCCACTTGCGTTGGTTGATGATCTGCAATTCAGTCCAGGCGTTGTGCACCAGTTGCTGTGCCATGAAAACTGGTACTTCCAATGCGGTGGTCATATGCCGGACGCAGTTTTCGTACAGCAGGTCTGAATCCACCAGGTGCTGCGCTTCGTGCCGTTCCAGGTAGGCGAATGCGGCACGTTGCATGCTGCTGCGGTAATCATGGTCAAGCTGTTCATGGTTCATTGCGCACACTCCATTTCCATTTGGTCGAGCAGGTCGGGTTGATCGTTGGCGGACTTCATCGCGGCACGGCGCAGGGCAATGTCGGCGATGGGCAACTTGACGGAGGGGTTCGCCATGCCGCTGGGGCTCATTTCATGAGTCATTTCGAACTCAGCCCGCACTGACCAGCCGCAGGCCTCATTGGTGCATTGCAGATAGGCCACCCGCAGGAAAATGTGTGTGCCTTCGCTGGTGCGGATACGCATGCGGCCGAGGCAGTGAGGGCAGACCAGCTTGTAAGTGCTCAATGCTTGCGCTCCTTGCTGTGCAACTGGATGGTGGCAAGCACTTCGGAGTGGCGCGCAGCCATGTAGCGATTGTGAGCGCCGAGAATCGCCGCAGCCTCGCCTGGCTCAACCACCCCGTCCTCCAGTGCCTTCGCGATGATCTGATCGACGTAACCACGTTTCGCTGCGGCATGTACCGAGCGGCTGTACAGGTCGATGTTGTCCAGCGTCTCGGGTTTAGCGAGCGGCACGAACATGCCGCCATACATGGCTGCGATGTATTCAGGCAGGTGAGTTGTGCCGGCATCCTGCTCAAGCAAGTGAATCTGCTCATCGCTCAGGGGGCGGCTGCCGGCGTTTTCGTAAACATGGTTATCGAACTTCTTCAGCTCATAACCGAGCCGAGCTGCGGCGCACTCGCGCCCGCCGGGGTAAGCGCAAATGACTGCGCTCATGACTTGGCGCTTGGTCGCTAGTATTGGGCGTTTCATCTTCTGGTTTCTCCCTGGTGCCGTCGCCCCTACAGTCATTTCATACAGCCTTGCATTCTGTTTGCTCGTTTGAATCCGCCAGGATTCCGGGTAGGACTTCTTTGCCGATCACTTTGGAGAGGTCACGCAAAATGCGGAACGACAAACGACCCCGAGGCAGCGTGTCGTGACCGGCCCAACGCTGGACTACTTGTGTCACCGTGCGCGGCTCGTAGCCGTGACTGATCGCGAACTGGCGGAAATTGCTGCCGTGCTCGATCAATCGCGCCTGAATCTGGCGCTTTTCCATGGCTTGGCTCATGGTTGATGTGTTCCTAGTTGGTTAAGATGTACCTGTTTGTTCGCAGTATACGCACCAAAACGAGTGCGTCAACCGGATCATATGAAAAAATGAGTATATCTGAGCGTCTTCGCAGCGTTCTTGATGCCAAAGGCCTGTCCATAAAGCAGGCTGCCGACATCATCGGCATCCCCTACAGAACGCTCCAGAACTACCTTCTGGACGAGAGAGAGCCCAACGCGAAGGCAATGTCGGCCTTTCGCACTCATTTGGGTATAAGCGTTGATTGGCTATTAACCGGTGAAGGTTCCATGTTTCACAGCTCGGTGGGCGAGGCCGCCCAGGCGCATGCTGCAAATAAGCAGGAGGAGGCCATCCTTGAACTGTTTCGCTCGCTTGGGGAGGCGGGCAAGCGGGAGATACAAAGCGCTGCTGAGGAGAAGAAACGCTTAATGGATGTCGAGCAGCGCCTCAAGGATTTGACTGAAGCCCTTGCCGATACCAAACGGCCAGCATAATCTGTACCCATTAAGAACGGATCAGTCAGAAAGGACGCCGACGATCCACTTGCCGACGCCCAGATCTCGGGCGCGCGAATACGCCGCCAGGCGAATATCCAAGCCACCATAAGGACATGATCCATGCGCAAAACAACAATCGCAGTTACCTCTTTGCTTACTTTCAGCCTCCCAGCAGCTTTTGCCGATATCCGCGAGATCGACGAGGTGGCCATCGTGAAAGCTATTGGCGCGCCTGTAATCAAGAAAGTGGCAGAAGAGGATTCGCCTGGTTGTAACACGACTCGCTATACCTTCGGAGACAAGGTCTTTGATATGAAGCTTGAGTTTAAATGCAATCGAATAAATGTTGCATGGACAAGCTCGAAAGAACTCAAGAACAAATCCCGAAGCGAGCAAGCATCGGATCTAGCAAAGCGCGCCGTTCAAGCTCTGTCGCGAGAGAGCGGCGTGGAGGTGGAAAAGGTTAGTGCTGGGCAGGTATTGAAAGAAAGAACTTATACAAATGGATTGGTTGGTAGCGGGTCGTGCGCCATGAATTCCTGTTTGCTTACCTTTAAATAAAATCAACTCTAAATAACGTGGTCGGCAAATGCATTCAATAGCCCCTTATTCACTTCGTTGTTTTAATCCTTATAGCGACCCTAGTAAGGGCGAAGATCGCTATGCTGTACTGGATAAAATTGGTCAGTTTGACATGTATCAGCTTTTTAAAGCTTTTATAGAGGCTCAGGGTGATAAATTCAAAATTGTTGAGACTACGCAGCAAGTTTATCGTTTTCATGGGATGAAATTTTATGATGACAAAAGAGAGATGGTCGGTTGGTTTGAAGCTGGGTATTACGGAGTAAAGAATAATATCATTGATATTGAAACAGGGAATGTGGACTTTGAAAAGCTTCAAAATAATGCCGAGATTATCAGGCATTATGTGAGGTTTTATATCCCTAATGGTTTTGATGAGGGGGTTGCTTTACTACATAATTACAAGGGTAACGGAATAAAAACGTTATTGCATGATCTCCTAAGGGAGCATTTCAATAAGGTTACTAAGCGAACTTTTCAGATGAATCCTTTGGCTTACAAGAAGGCGTTTAAAATTTGGGAGGAGGCTGTAACTAAAGAGATCAAGCTCACAAAATTTATGGGGATGCCCGACATTACGGATCAGTTGACTCGTCTTGGTCATAAAGAACAGCAATTGATAGTAAAACCCCCAAGTCGTGGCAAGCTGGGGAAACTTAAAGACTTCTTCAAACCAGGAACTGAAGAGTATGAAGTGGTTGAATTTTTAAGGCCTCATTGCGCACAGATAAAAGCCGTCGCCGAACTGGATGGTAAAAAAAGAACTTTTACAATTGGACGTCCCGCAGAGGAACAAATATGTGAGATCATTGTGGATGAGGATGAAGTGGTTATGGTTGCTGGAAATCCAGAACCAGAATCTTTACACAAATGGTGTACATCACTTCTTCAGGAATTTGTCGGGTATATATATCCAGGGCTAAAGGTTAAGATATGAGTAGCAAGATAAATGTCGCGAATATTGTATTAGGGCATATTGCAACACTTGCTGATCCTGCGGGGAAACGCTCCCTTATGGATTACGTGACATTTTTTGCAGTGCCAAGCGTGGTCGCTGCGGTAGCATGCTTTGCAGGCTACAATTTAAATAAAGATGTTTCTTCGATGCTTGTTAACTTTGGTGCGATTTTTACAGCGCTGCTTCTTTCCGTGTTGGTGCTGGTTTACGATCAGGAAAGTAAATTGAGTTCGGTCAAAGGTACTGATCCTCTTTATGAGGCAAAAAAAATACTTTTGCGCCAGCTTTATTATAATATTTGCTTTTCTATAATTAGTTCGATTGTTTTGGTTGCTTTGTGTTTTGTTCACTCGGTATTAGATGGGGTGGTAAATAGGGTTGAGTATGGTGGGTATGGGGTTAGCTTGAATTACGCTAAGTATATTTTGACTCCGCTGGTTATTTTTGTAGTTGTTAATTTGATGCTTACTATTGTTATGATTGTGAAAAGGATGCATGCGATGCTTACTATTTAAGTAAGCGGGTTACCTCTTCATATGCGCTGAAACTCTCGGTCCACCGCCCGTTTCGCCGTTTTCTCACTCGCATACAACCAGCGCAACCGCTTCGGCTTGCTCTGATCCCCAGCGGTTACCGTCTTTTCCTTCCCAGTTTTCTTGTCGCGGTAGTACGCGATGATCCCTGTGTAATTCCCGTTGTTCTCCTCCGCCAACCCTTCAACCGTATCCTCGGGTAGCTTGCTCTCCAGCTCCAGGCTGACGGTGTATCCATTATCCGGGCTGAGGGTGTGCTGCACATTTCCGCCATACCAGATGATCTCGTCGATCTCCGGCTTCACGCCCTGGAGCGTGTAGGTCAGCTCGGGAATGAGGTCAGGGCGGCCCCGCGCCAGAGTGTAGCTGAGCGTCGCGCTGCCACGTTGCAGACGGTTGAATTCCGCCCGGGCAGCGCGCAGGGCGGACTGGCGGTCGCTGAAGGTGTGGCGCAGGTCTTTGAGGTTTTCACCACCACCGGCGATGGCCTCCTGTTTCTTCGCACTGTTCACGTCGTAAAAATAGGCGCGCACACCGTCGTAGCTGTCGCGGTCAGCTTGCAGATAACGGTGTTGGTCTCCATCGGTGCGGGTGAGGGTGATATGCGGCAGCTCGGCGCCGGTGGCTGTCTTGCCGCCGCCCGCCGGCAGGCATAGCAGGCAGCCGGCCTTGACTGTGACCACCGCGTCGAACTCTTCCCCCACGCGGCTGATCAGGTTGGCGTCGGATTCGTTGGCCTGGTCCAGCTGAAGAATGGGCAATCCGTCGAGGGCGCCAGCGATGGTGGCGGTGAGGCCGTTGCCCAGGGCGATATCGCCCAGAACATCCCCGAGGGTGGAGTTGCTCCAGCTACGCTCGCGCTTGGTCTTTAGGCCTTTGCGAAGGTCCGCCGAGCGAGCGCGGATGCTCAATACATCCGGCGCGCCGCTGTGTTCGGTTTCATCGACCGTGTAGGTGCCTTTGTCCACCAGGCCTGTGTCGCTCCAACCCAGCCACAGTCGGATGGTCGCGCCTTTGGGCGGGATCGCCAGCAGCCCGTCGTGGTCGCTGAGGGTGATGCTGAGCTGGTCGGCCTCGATCCCACGATTGTCGGTCAGCTCCAAGCTCATCAGCCGTGGGCTGATCAACTGGGCGATGTCGTTGCCATCGACCGTGATACGAAACGCCGGCACCGGGTAGGCCGCATCGCGGCGGTAGCGTTCGACCAGATCTTCGACGTAGCCGGTAACCTTCGACAAGGCCGCATCAATCACAGCAACGCCCTCAAGATGTTGACGCCTGCGCTGGTGCCAGCGCCGAGGAGATCGATCCGGTCGTCATCGATGCGCTTGAGGTTGATCGTGAATTCAATACGCCGAGGCGTGCCGTCACGGAAGAACAGCGTTTTGGTTTCGCTCAGGCCATCGATAATCCACAGGCCGTAGATACGGCCGCTGCCTTCAACCATCGGCCAGGCCCTGCCGGTGTTTGCCATCAGGCGCAGGGCGTCGAGGCTCAAGGCGCTGCCGGCCAGTTCCGGCAGGATGACGCCGGGCAGGGTGATGGTGTCGTCGCCGCGACCGACAAACTGCCGAGCCGGAGCGGCGCCGACGCGGCTGTTGCTCGCATGGCGCCATTCGGTTTGGCGTTGCAGCTCTTGGTAAGCGGCGGTGGACAGGCTGAACACGAACATGCCCAAGGCAAGCATCATGGGGATTACTCCAGATCTGACAGTTTGCTGCGTTGGCGGGCGGCCTTTTCGCTGGCGATGCGCGCCAGCTCGGCCCGTACGGCGCGGCTGATTGCCTGGGCGTCCATGCCTGGCGTGGTGTGGATGTTGATTTCGTAGGTGTCGTGGCTGTCATGAACCGGCGCCGGGGCGGGGCTGATGGGCGCACGGTCATCGATCGACAACGAAGAGGCTGCGGCAGCCCCGACCGGGAATTGCGGCAACGGCATGGCAGCCAGAGGCATGGCGGTTGCGCCGAGGGCCAGTGTGCCGGCTGCCGTGAGTTGTTTGCTCAGGCTGGTCATGGCAGTCAGTGGCCCGTTTTGACTGCCCTCAAGACCCTGGGCCAGGCCCGCCATGGTGAAGCCGCCCAGCTCTGCGAACACACGGGAGGGGCTGTGGATGTCGAGCTTTTCCTTGAACCAACCAATCACCGCATCGCCTGCCCCGGTGATGGCCTCCTTGGCAACAGTCAGGCTGTTGGTGATGCCATTTGCCAGGCCTAGAATCATCTGCGTACCTAGTTCAGCGAACTGTGCAGGTAGACCTAACAGAAGGCTGAGCATATTGCCGATGACAGCGCCAAAACGTTCGCCCATTGACTGAGCGGCGCCGCCGACGTCCTCGACGGGTGCAAGTAGCTGGCCGAACCAGGTGATCAAGCTGCTGACGCCATCTGATATCAGGCTGAACAGCGGGCGTGCGATGCTGCCCAGAAGCTCCATGGCCGCGCCGACACCTGGCAGCGTCATAACGGCCTGGCCCAGGTTCAGCAGCGATTGGCCGAGCCCGGCGAAACTATCGAGTACCGGTTGCAAGGCCCCGACCAGGCCTTGCCAGAAGCCGAGGAAGAAGCCCTTGATGGGGTTCCAATATTTGTAGACCAGCACGCCAGCAGCAACCAGGGCAGCGATGGCAGCCAGCAGCCAACCGATGGGTGTCGCCATGATGGCGGTACCGACCGCACTGATCGCGCCGCCGAGCATCGGCAGCACGCTGGCGGCGGCCAGGCGGGCGCTGCTGACGAAAGCGGGTAACGCACTGAGCAAACCACCCGCCGAGCGAGTGGCTACGAGGGACCGCCAAACCTTCCCAAGCCTGCCGATGTTGGCACTGGCGCCTGCTGCTGCGGTGCGCGTGGCTAGCAACTGGGTTTTAACCAAGCCCAGACGAATGCCAAACATGCCCATGCCGTACCGCACCATGGCGAAAGGGCCGAGTAGGCTCGCCATCGTCAGTGCCAAGCCACCAAACACGAAGGCCAGGCCGGCGACAGCCGCTACAACCTTCACCAGGCCGCCCGCCAGTCTCGGGTTTTCCCGAGCCCAGGCGCCAACGCTGTTGGCAACCTCTCCGAGGGTGGTGATGATCTGTTTCAGTTCGGGCGCAACGGCAGCGCCAAACTCTGCCAGCGCGTTGGTGAAGCTGCCCTCTGCTGCTTCCATGACGTTGGTGAGGGTGGCGAGCTGTTCATTGACCCGCTTGCGCAAATCGGCTTGGTTTTGCAGCTTCTGCTGCACTTCCCGATAACCCGCGATCCCCTTGTTCATCATGGTGTTCAAGGTGGTCATTGTTTCGGAGTCGTCGCCGAACAGCAGCTTGATCGTGGACGTGCGGTCCTCGTCGTTCAGTGACTTCAGTTTTTCGACTTGGGCGAACAGATTTTCCAGTCCGGCGAAATTGCCTTTTTCGTCGGTGAACTTGAAACGGATGTTTTTGCCTTCAAGCTCCATGATTTTGTTGACGTCTTTGATCCCGTCCTTGTCCAGGCCTGCCTGGAAGATTTTCCGGTAGGCGTTACCGGCCGCGCCGCCTTCCATACCTGCCTGGTCCATCATGATCAGCAGCGGGGCCAGCTCGGCAGCGGCGTCGATGCCCGATTTCTTGATGGTGTCCATGACCGGCGCGATCTTGCTGAAACCTTGGAGCATGTTGGTCGGGTCTACGCCGGAGTAGAACCCACGCTGGATGATGTCCATCAGCGCCATCATGTCTTTCTCGGATGTTCGGGTAGCGTCCTGCATCTTCGCGGCAAATTCAGCCGCAGCGGTTACGGGCATCTGCAACTGAACGCCCAGGTACGCAGCCGCTTCGCCAGTGCCGCCGAGGATGCTTTGCGCGCTAAGGCCCTGGCGCCGCAGCATGGTCATCATTGCTTGAAAGTCGGCCGTGGTGCCGGGCAGGCGGTCGCCCAGCTTGGTCGCTAGGTCGGTGATTTTCTGAAAGTCTTCAGACACCTTGCCGGTGCCGTCCATCATCGAAACCTTGAGTTGCGTGGCCGAGTCTTCGTTCGGCGCGAAGGCACTGATGGCCTTAGCCACCGGCCGACTCGCGGCATATCCCACACCCAGGCCGGCGGCGCCGTTCATTGCCATGTTGCCGGCGAGGTTCTGTGTTTTCTCCAGCTTGGCGCGCTCGATGGCAAGGCGCTTCTGCTGAGCATTCAACGCGACCAGGCGTTTGCCTTGTTCGCTGATGCTGGCGTTGGTGGCGCTGATTTGCTCGCGCAGCTGGCGTTCGTGGCTGCTCAGGTTCTTGGTGCTGATGCCGGCGCCCTGCAGTTTGCTGCGCAGGGCCTGGAGCTGTTCGCCCTGTTGTTGATGTTGTTCCTTGAGCTTCTGCGCTTCGCGAACGGCTGCGCGGAAATCCCTGGTCATGGCCTTGGTTGGCGCGCCTGTAGCGGCGAACTGCTGGGACAGGGCCCGCACTTTGTCGCGGGCGGCGATGAGGGCTTGCTCGGTTTGCTCGGCGGCAGCGCGCTGGGTGCGCCAGGCGCTGACGTCCTTCTGTTGAGCGTTGAGTTCCTTGAGGCGGTCGCGGGCTTCCTTGAGGGCGCGGGCGGCCCCGATGCTGCCGTTGTTGATGGCCTTCAGGGGGCCGCTCGCCTTATCGATGGCATTGAGCAGCACCTGAAGTTTTAAGTCATTCGCCATCGGTGGAACTCCGCACCCGGGCGCGCTCGCGCCACTCCATCAGTTCTTGCAGGCCCAGCTGGTCCATGTCAGCCGGTGCCCAGTGGAAAACCACGGCCAGGTCGGCCATGGCGTCTTCTACGCAACGAGGGACGCGTCCGTCTTCACCGACTTCTGCAACAAAAAACCGGAGATCTTGCTGCCGCAGGCGAGTAGGTCGGCCGGATCCATGCTGGCGACTTCGGGCGCGGTGATGCCTGGTGCGCTGATACGCGGCAGGATCTTGATGAGGGTGGCGACGTCCATATTCAGCAGGTCCACCAGTTGCACACCGCGCAGCTCGCCGGATTGCGGTTTGCGCAGGGTGATGCTGTCGATGACGGTTTTGCCACGGGTGATCGGCGTGTCCAGAGTGACGGTGTTGTCATCAACCGGCGGCAGGGCTTCGAGGGTATCTTCAGGTTTCATAGGTGGCTCCAGATTGCAGGGTTAACCGCCCTGGGTCGGGGCGAGAGGGGGTCAGATGCCGAGGGCTTGGCGCTGCTTTTCCAGCATGTCCACGCCATCGACGATTTCGATGAAATTGAGCAGGTCGATTTCGATGATTTCTTCGTTATCGACGATCAGTTTGTAATAGGTGCAGGTGGTGGTGATGCTGTGCTCGGTGTCTTCGCCCGGCTGCGCATCACCCATTTCGATGGTTTCGTGCCGGCCGCGCATGACGACCTCCACGGCGCTGACTTCTTCGGTGTCGTCCTGCTGAAACGCACCCGTGAAGCGCAACGCGATGCCCGAGGCATTGACGGCGCCGAACTGTTTGAGGGCGATCAGATCCAGGCCGCCGGTCTTCCATTCGAACTGGATGCCGTCGTCCGAGAAGCCCAGGTCGGCCTTGACCGGGCCGTTCATGCCGCCGCCGCGATAGGCTTCCATCTTGCGGCCCAGCGGCGGCAGGGTGACCGACTTGACCACGCCCAGATAGCTGTTGGCGTCGTTGAACAGGTTGAGGTTTTTGAGTTTGCGAGGCATAGCCATGGTGCGTGTCTCCGTTGCTCAGGCACAGGGTCAGCTCCCCTTACGGGGAGGCCCGGTTTAGCTGTTGATCTTGCTGGCGAAGTCGATCAGGTAGCGGTCGGTAATGCGTTGCCGCAACGTGAGGTCTTCCAGCGGCGGTACCGGCGTGTAGTCGTAGTCCAGGAACAGCTTGCCGGCCTTGAGCGTGTCCTTGTCGTTGGCGTCCTCTGGATACCAGCACCTGCCGCCGATCAGGTACCCAGCCGCGATCAACTCGCGGAACTTGGCGTTGATCCCTTCGATGATGTCGCGCACCAGGGAGGCATGCATGGGCTTGTCCACGGCCCACATATGCGCCTCGGCCATGGTATCGGCGAGGATCTGCGCGGTGCGGGTGTAGTTCTCAAAGGCAAACAACGGGTCTTCGCTGGTGGTGCGGCTGCCCCAGAAGCGAAAGCCGCCTTCATTGATCAGCGTGGTGACTTCGTTGCTGTTGAGGTAGTTGGCGTCCGTGGCCGGGTTTTGCAGATCCCAGAACACGTCGGCGCTGATGCCGGTGACACCATTGACCGCGACGTTGGACAGCGTTTTGTGCCAGCCCACTTCCTGATCGATCTTGGCGCGTAGGCCCAATGCACGGGCCACGGCCGAGGCGGTGACGGTCGCGTTGGTGACGGTACTCCAGTTCTGGAACTCCGGCCAGATGACCATGGCTTCCCGGGCGCCGAAGTTGTCACGGTAGGCGACCACCTCTTCCTTGGTTTTGCAGTCCCAGGCGCTGACGTAGGCGAAGGCGCGCAACTGCTGGGCGACGGTGACCAGGGCGGTGGCGACCGGCAGGCTGTCGAGGCCTGGCACACCGAGGATGCGCGGCACCATGCCGACGCGAGCCTTCGCGGCGAGCAGGGCTTTCAATCCGGTGTATTTACCCTCTGCCGTGGTGGTGCCGATCAGCGCACTGGTGGTTTCTGCCTCGGTGGCGCCTTCCTTCACTCGCACGACGATGGTGTAGGGCTTGGTCTGGTCGGCAATGGCTTGAAGACTCTTCGCCAGGGTGCCTGTGGTGCCGGCCTTGCCGATGGCGGTTTGAACGTTGGTTAGCAGGACCGGTGTGTCGAATGGGAACACGGTGGCATCAGCGTCGTCGGCCGTGCAGACCATGCCGATAACAGCGGTGGGGATGGTGCGAATGGGGCGGGTGCCGTCGTTGAGTTCGATGACCCGCACGCCGTGAAGATAATCGGCCATGGGTTTGCCTGCGCAGTGATTGGGATGACAGTGCACAGGCTGCCGCGCGCGCGCCGGTTGGGCGAGCGCGGGGCCTTGTAGGGGAGGGCGTTACAGGACGAACTGGGGCGAAGTGTTCACTTGCCTTGGTCTGCGATCCATGACGGTGTTACTGGGCGGAGCGTTGTGTCAGGGAACGTTGATTTCTGCGGCCAATCACGAAGAGCCTGACGATAAACGAGCAACTCGGAAAATTGCTCTGCCGTAAGCGTCAAAACTAAATTCAGTTCCTTCTCATCGCGATGGCGGGTTACAAGCCATTCGGTGCTGGTTAATTCTGCATCCCGCCAAGCTCGTTCCCCGGCAGCGATAATTTCGGGCGGCTGCGGGGGAGGATCAATCAGTATCGGATAACCGTCTTCATCACTTGAAATCAGCAGCCCCATGGACTGCCCCTCAAGCAGTTCAATGTGTCGCTCCCTGGTTATCTCAACCGCATCCCCTGGAATTTGATGCACCGAGTGAATGGAGTCGTCGTAGAAGCCACCAGCTGCCTTACTCGAAAAAATAGTCATGTGTTCGGCTCCTCAATGGTCAGTAACCGATAGCCAGTAAATAGATGGCATCACCGCCCGTCGCCAACTGACTGGCTATAGTGGCTGATACATTTGGACTTGCAGTGTTGGGATGAGCACCGCATGCGTACATGGCTGCGCCGGAAGCACTTGCATCGTTACTCGCGAACACACGAAAGACCGAGTTGGGAAAGGCTATGGGGTAGGTCCATGTTCCAAATCCGTTGGAGGTGCCTGCCGTGCCCCATTGGATAATCACACCGCTTGGAAGCTTGTGATACCCGTTACTAGACAGAGAGGCGCTGAACGTCCCGGAGTATTTGTTAAGTACAGTTCCAGAGATAACCCGCCATCCTGTTGGGTTGGAAACCAGAACGATGCTCTCGAAAACGTCAATTGGAAGAAGGGATAGGACGGATAAACCGATGGATATTTTAGGGTCACCCGAGAAGGGCTTCAAGTTGAAAGCCCCCGCCCCTGCCGAGATTGCAATGGTTTGACCCGATGCTGTCGTCGACAGTTGAGGCAGTGTGACATCTGATCCCGCGAGTGCTGATGATCCAATACACACCACACCCGTATCGGCCGCTGTCAGCTCCGACGCCATAGACAGAATTTTGATACCCGAGTAGTTACCCATTAAGGATCTAATAGCCGAGGATTGAGAGTCCCGTACAGATCCGCCCTCGGCGTACCAAACATTGGTTCCAGCGCAAGACAGGGTAATGGTGTCCCGCTGTCTTAAGACGATGCTTCCCCCAGCTCCGACCCCATCAATCCCTGTCATATAGTCCGCCCCCTGCAAGGCAAGGGTCACTGGTGCTGTTAACACGTTGGTGAACGTTACTACGCCGCCGTTTGGTGAGGTACTTGCGAGGGGAAGCGTGACGGTGAAAGGGGTTGCAGAGTTGAGCATGTATGACATGCCAAACGTGTTGGCGCTGGTCAAGGTTGTGTTTGCGCTCAAGCCTCCAATAGCTGCATGGTTCCCGGAGTTTTTCTTAACAAACTCAGTTGTAGCAATTTTCGAAGTGCTGTCGAACTGAGCCGGCGTGTTTGCCGTTGGGTTGATCAGCGCTGGCGAGTTGAGCGGTGCGAACCCCTTTGTTACGTCCTGAAAGGTCAGCGCCGTGGTGCCCAGGACAATCACTCCGTCCGTAACAAGCTGCCATCGGGTGTCGGCCTGAGTGGCGCCTTGCTCTACAGACACCTGTAACGCTGAAGTTACCTCGACGCTGGTGTCGGCATCTGGCGCACGCTGCCAGGCAGCGGTCGCGGTGATGTACAGGCCGTTGTCCTTGGCGGTAGTCTGGTTTTTCACCAACACCCGGTCGCCAGCCAGCAGCGTCACTCCATCAACGACCTGCAACCCGGTTAGAGCGATGTTTCCCGTAGTTGCTACGCGCACAGACTGCTTGTTGTCGAGCTTGTACATCTCCTCACGAATTTTCGAATCCACGTAAGTGCGGGTTGCCAGAACGACGCTTGGGTCGATCTTCAATTCGACGTTGGCGGTATTGCTGACGATGAGGTTCATCCGCACCACCTGGGTACGGCCTGAGCCTTGAGTCAGCAGAGGCTTGAAGCTTGGCGCGCAGTTCGCCACGGCGACCAGGTCACCGTCGGCGTCATACAGGCCCACCTCACGAATCCACCAACCACCGATGTTCTCAGGAATGACCTGCTCGGCAACGATGATGTTGGGGTTGGCTGGATCAACGCTGAGCTGGTTCAGCGGGGCCCGGCGGCGCTCATTGATCAGGTGCGTCTGCTGCTCGTCGGGGATCGGGTCGGTGTCGTTGGCGTCCCCAACGCCCATCTGCGCGAATGTCCAGGGAATGCCCAGGGCGTCCGCGTTGGCCTGCTTGGCTTTGCCGATGGCGGTGAGGATGGCGAAAAACTGGCTGTTTTGGTCTGTCATGGGTAGATGTCCATGGTGTCGATCTGGTGTTCACGGCCGCCCTGATGGATGTAGCCCGTGACCTCGATGTCTCGCTGTGTAGGTGGGTAGATATCAATCTCGTCGCCTTCGGTGACGCAGGCGCCGATATGAACGGAACCGGTGGTCTCCAGGCTGATGGCGAGCCCGGTGAGGTGGCGTGTCAGGGGTTTGGCATCGTCAATCAGCCAGGTGAGTTCCTGGTACATCTCTTCGGTGATGCCGGTGTCCAGCACGCCGACCTTGAGCCTGAAGGTGGCGCGAGGACCGACCGGAACGGTCTGCCACCATTCGATGATTTCAATCAGGTAGCCGAGCGGTTCAACGACGCGGCGCAGTGAGCCGATGGTGCCCTTGCGCGAATGGATGTAATACGCACTGCGGATGGCGGCGCGCTTGGCCGCTTCGGTCCATTTGCTGTCCCAGCGATCCACGGAGAAGGCCCAGGCCAGGTAAGGCAAAAGAGGCAGCGGGCACCGGTCGGGGCTGTACAGAGTGCGCAGCGGAATCGGCACTCGCTGGATCTGAGCCAGTGCCTGCACCGCTTGGCGCTCCAACGGCGTCGAATTGCTTGGAAGAAGGGGCGCGTCAGCCATCATTCAACCCCCAACGCCAAATCGACGGCCGTGCAGTACGGCGCCTGGTACTTCGTGGCAACGATGTCGGCCCAGTTCTCCAGCACGACCTTGCGCACACCCTCGACGTGTAGCGACGCGTGGATGATTGATTCTGAAACCTCCAGGCCCAGGCGACGCCGCTGGTGCACGAAGGCCAGCAACTGAGCATTGGCCGCCGCGAGAATCAACTCGCTCTCAGGGCCGGACGTCGAGAGAAACAGCTTGGCCTTGACCTGGTAGTTGATGACCTGGGCGCTTTGCACAGTGAGCCGATCCGCGACCGGGCGGCGGTCATCGTCGCTGAGATAGGCATTGACCTTTGCCAGCAGCGCGGGCGAGGCGGTGCCGTCACCCAGGATCGATTGCACTGTCACCACCGCCTCGGCCGGAGCGGGGCTCTCGGCAGTGGCGTCGGCCACCTGGCCGTCAGCAGACCGCGCATGGAAGATGTAGCTATTGCGCGGGCCGGCGGTGCTCAGTCCTTCCCACGCCATTTGAGCCCGCTCCCGCAGGCTGTCGTCGCTTTCCATCAGTAACGGTACCGGCGGCACGGCTGTGGGCTTGGCGGCCTGGATGACCAGGCGCTTGACGTTGAAGTTGCCTGCCAGGTTCTCCAGATCGTTGCCCTTTGCCAGGGCCAGCATGTTGGCGACGGATGCTTCATTGACGCGCTGGCGCCACACCGTCTCGCGGTAGGCGTTTTCCTGTAGCAGCTTGGTCAGCGGCTCAGACTCCAGCTCAAGCCGGGCAGCGATTTCAGCTTGCTCCTCGACGGGCCACAAGCTGATTGCATATGCCTTGCGCTCGGCGAGGATCTGCTCGTAATCAATTTGCTCCACGACTTCGGGCGCAGGGAGCTGGCCCAGGTCAATCGCGACGAATGAGTTCATGCGCTACCCCCAAGGTTCAGCGGCACGCTCAGGCTCAGCGGCTCGTTGCTATCGACGATGCTGCCCTCGATGTCCAGTGATGCTTGACCTTGCAGGGTGGCGCCCTGGAACTGCACGCGGCTCAGGCTAATACGGGGCTCCCAGCGCATCAGCGCCATGACGGTGGCGGCGTACACCTGCAAGCGGGTGATGTCGTTGAAAGGTTGGTCCACCAGTTCGGGCAACAGGCTGCCGTATTCGCGGCGCATCACCCGGGTACCGAGGCGCGTGCTGAGGACATCGCTCATGGATTGGGCAATGCTCTCCACGGTGGTGATGGCGGCGCCGGTGTGTCGGTTCATTCCGGTTTTCCCGTCTTGCCGCTGCCAGGCATGACGCCGCCGTGCAGATGTTTCACCAGACTGATGCCGGCGGCCACCACATCCACTGACACGGTGACTTTGCCGGTGACGTTTTGGTTGCCGGTCTGGTTGTAATCGCCCTGGTGCGTGATGTTGCCGACGATGTTGATGCCGCCAGTGCTGATGAGGTTGGTGGTACCGCCATCGGTGAGCGTGGCGTTGAGGTGGTGAACGACGCTGTCGTACTCGATCACCGTGCCGTCGCGGTAGGTGACGCGGTGCAGGCCTTCGCGGTCGCCGTTGGCGGGGATCTGGTCGCTGAACAGGCCGGTCAAGGCGACGCCGTTGCCGAGCTGGCCCGAGGGGCTGAACAGCAAAACCTGTTCGTTGACTGTCGGCGGGTTCCACTCCCGGTCAGCACCTGCGCGCAGGGCGATCCACGGCAGCCAGGCAGTGGTCAGGGCTCCGGTTTTGACTTGCACACGCGGGGGCTGCATCTGGACGGCAGCGATGGTGCCGAAGCGGATGAGGTTTTCGATCAGGCGGGCGAGGGTGGCTAAGTCGTTCATGGCGCCGATGGTGGCGCCACGCGCGTATGAATTCAGCAATATTGCCGTGTAAGAACTCGGCCTACAGGTTTCCGTTTCTAAGCTAAGGTGATGGAACACATCGTTGTATCAAGGAGTGATTTGATGCTTTCCATCCTGCATCCAAGCGTGATGCGTAAAGTTCATGAATTGTCTATCGGCTTGCTCCCAATAACTATCAAGGGAGATTCTATCCCGAAATTGATTGTAAAAACTTCTAAGGAAGCAATCTTAACGGCTAAGGTTAGACAGGGCTTTCTTATCTATCTAATACCATACGAAATTCCAGGCGTTCGATCTCTCGCCTTCCTAGCTGCATTTTTTGATGATCAGCGTCACCCCTATACATCAGGTGGCGTGCTCATAAAGGAGCTTAGGGCTAAAGAATTTTCTTTGTTGTTCCAAGCACCAATTGTTGATGTTCATTTCTTTGATGAGCTTGGAAGGGAGATGCTGGCATATAGAACCGCATTCCATTCCACTAAACGACACAGAGATATGTTAAGAGGGGCTATTGTTCCCTCTATTGAAGGTTTGAATCAAAGTTTGATCCTTGATCGCATCACTGAGTGGTTTCGGTTTAGCAGCCAAGCAGATGACACCTCAGCAATCAAAGTGACATTTACAGAATCGCTTATGCCTGATGACATCATATACTTCGATATGCGTCCTGATGCTCATGACTACCATGGCAGTCCGGGATTCAGTTCGGCTCCTTTGGAACGTAGTGAACCGGGACCGTTCCAAGAAAAAGAGATTGTCGCTTTGCTTCAGCGTACATTTAAATCTAAAGAAATCTATCTTGCCCCTCTGAGAGTGAATGATAGAGAAGAAGTGGTCGATGTCTTGGTGGTGACTGCTCGTAGCGTGATTCTTATACAGGCTAAAGATAATCAAAATCTTGAGAGTACGTTAAATAAAACTATTGAGAAGAAACGAAATGCAACCAAGAAGTCTTTGAAGGGCGGGCTTGGTCAAGTAAAAGGAGCTATTGGCTATTTGAAAAGAACAGTTCCGTTTGCCTTTCTGATAGATGGAAAGGAAGTTGAGGTGGATTTGACGGGTAGGCGAATATATGCGCTGGTGATATTGAGGGAGCTTTTCGATGATGATTATGATGAGTATACCCCTCCTATGTTGGAGCTTTACAAGGCGACTGGGGTAGCCTGTATCCCTTTGTCATACACGGAACTGCACCAGTACACTCGATTTATTGAAGGTGATGAGCATTTTTATGACGCCTTCAATAAGGTTTTCAGCCATGGGCTAGAAACAGGCATGTTTCCTCGACTTCGGGTGCACCCTCCAGGTACAAAATTTTAACTTTCATGATGAGTCAGATGTGCCAACAGTCCGTCGCGGATCAGATCAAGATCCGCCTCGGTAAATCCTAGGAGTTGCCGTTGATCATATCTTACGTCTGGTGCTCCCCGTTCGGCTCGATCTTTCAGTCCATACTGGTGAACCCTAGCGATTCTCGCGATCCTTCCCGTGAACCCTACGCTGATAGCGTTGCCGTCGCCTTGGACCTTCAAAAAACTTGCCGTGCGCAGCTTCTGAAACATCTGCACCGTCCGCTTAACCCGCCCTTCTTTCCCTCGAAGGTTGCGCTGCTTTCGCGGTGCGTACTTGCTCCCGTCCGGGTTGCGCTGGGCGATGATCCGCTGTTGCTGGCTGCGCCGCAGAGCCTGGCCGATGCTGCGGGCCAGTTTGTTGCGCGATGCCGGTTCAAGTTGCCCCAGCAGGCCGGCCGCCCAGTCCTCCAGTGCTTCCAATCGATTGGTCATTTCGGCACGACCCATTCACTGCCGGTGCCTTGGGCGCCGGGTATCCACGTAGGATCGAGGAGTGCGGCTACGCGCTTAGGTTCGCCTGGATGGTGGACGGTGGTATTGCCGTCGGCGTCTTTCCCCACAACCACACGCTCGGTCAGCGGTAGTGTCAGGCTCAGGTCCACCTTGCTGTTGTCCAGGATGTCGGCCTCGAACTGGATGCCTTCGGCGGACTTGTTCAGGTTCTCCAGCAGCTCGGATTGGTTCACGCTCAGCCAGCCCAGCAACGGCAACATGACGCTGTCGGGGTGACCGGCGTAGTCGGTGAGGATGACCTGTAAATCAAAGCTGTATTCGAACGACAGCGAGGCAGCCGCGGTGCATCGGATTTTGCCGTTGTCGATGAAGATCAGCAGCCGGTCGGGGTTGTGCTTGAGTTCGGCCACTGTACTCAGCAGATGGGCGCGCAGGCTTTCGGGTTTGTTCATGGGGCCGCCTTTTGGTGTTTGAACACCATGTCTACCTGGCTCGCGCATTCAGCCCATGCGGCTTCGATGCGGTCCTGGTCGGTGAGCTGATCGCCGTTATTGAGTGGGCTTGTCGCCGGCAGGGTGCAGGGCACCACGGCCGGACAGCCACTGACGATAAGCGTCGGCGCCGGTGAGGGTGGGGCGCTCGCGCAGCCGGCGAGCAAGCTCAGGCAAAGGCTGGTCAGCCCAGTTGCGAAGGTCTTCGTTTTCACGTTTCAGCGCCTCGATGGTTTGCTCGCGCTTCGCCAGGCCCTGGCGCAGCTGATCCTGCTGGGTTCGCAGGGCAGCCTGGGCGATGCGCTCGTCGTTCAGGGTGCTTTGCAGGGTGCTGAGATTGGCGCGCAGCTTGTCAGCTTCACCGCGGGCGATTTTGGTGTCCTTCCCCGCTAGTTCGGTATTCTTCTCGGCCACGGTGATGCGTTGCTCTTGGCCCCAGATGAGCAGCGCCAGGGCGCCCAGCAGGGCGATGCCGTACAGCGCCTGGCGCAAGGTACTCATGCGCGGTACCAACCCAATTTGTTCATGTCGCCTACGTCCAGTCGCTCCACGGGGCCTCGCATGACGACTACCCGGCAACCTGGTGTCACGTAGGCCAGTGCTTCGCACAGCAGCTCCATATCGGCTTGTTCGGTACTTTCGGGCACCACCAGCAGATCGCCGTCCTTCACGTTCAACTGTTGCACGCGTTCAAGGTCGATCATTTTAGGAATTCTCCAAGATAGAGCAGCCGGAATTCCTCAGGGCTGTGCGAAGCACGGGCCTCTTCGAGAATGTCGGACATATGGATCTGCCAGGTGTAACGGCAGAAGTGCCGGTTATTGGCTTCGATCAGACGTAACAGCAGATCGTTTTCGGCGGTATTAACGCCCGCCGTCCGTTGGAATCTCGGTGTGGTTGCGTAAAAGGCGTCGGCCCGGATTCTGGTCGAATTGAGCCAATCGAATTCGTCGTAAAACCAAACAGCGTTTTCAACGTCTTCGCCGAATAGCACGTCTTCGCCGTCTTCCAGAATCACCGCGCCAGGCAAGCGGCGGCGCAGATCTTCGACCAGCCCCTTCAAGGTAACGAAACAAACCTTCCTACCCGCCACAAGGTAGGGTTGGGCACGTTGAATTAGCCGTTCGGTTTTTCCGGTTTGTCTCGGACTGATTTCAAGGTAAGCGATTTGAGGGAGGCTCATGCCGCTACCCCTTGGCCGCAGCCGCACTCAGCGTGCCGCTCATAGGCGCGTTGGAGCTTGATGTCGTACAGGTTCCGCTGATAGTCCGGGCCGTTGTAGAGCTTGGCGAATTCGGCCCATTTACGGCCTTTCAACGCCTTATGCAGTACCGGGTCGGTCTGGATGAAGCGCACGAAGGCGGCGAGCTGCTGAGACTCGCCTGCGCTCATGTCTTCTACAAACGCTTGCACACTGACATAGCCCAGGCGCTGCCAGTGAAAGCCCATGATCTGGAACGCACCCCATGAGGCAGATTCCAGCGCGGCGGTGTCATCGATCAGACGTGCATGACTCAGGCGTTGGTGTTCAGCAGTACCGCCGGCATAGCCGCCGGGCTTCGGATTGACGATAGCCGGGTTGCCGGCGGCGAGCTGGTCGGCGTGGCGCTTGAGTTCGTCGGGGTTGTCGCCGTCGTGGCGCGGTGTGGTGAGCTGGCGATACATGATATGTCGCTCGAACAGAATCACCGGCTTGCCATTCGCCAAGAATCCCTTGCCCTTGGATTCCACCTCGTTGACGGCATATACGCTCGCCAACGGTACGTCGAGGATCTGCGCAGCCTGCACCAGGTCTTCGTTTTTCAGCAAGAGCTGGCAGTCGCCACCGGCCAGGCTGGCCTGGGTTTTTTCGCCGGCCACTCCATCAGCGACCAAGCCGACTTTCAACTGATACGCCCGCACGGCGGCCTCGGTGGAATCGCCATAGTCGCCGTCCACCACCAGCCTGGCGCCGTGGTCGTTCAGGTTTTTTTGCAGGATGCGCACCGCTTGCGAGCGGTCGCCGTGGCGGAGCGTCGTCATAGCTGTTCTACCTTGCGAGTGAAAAATTTCTTGGCAGCGGCGCGAGTCCCCTCGACTCCAAGCAAACCGATTACTCCGCCGAAGAACGGTGCGGTTGAGGCGGGGATACCGAGCAGCGCTAGGCCATGACTGGCGGCCAGTGCCAGGGCACCGCAAAGCGGGGCCTCAACTGCCATCCGGCGCAGGGTTCCGCCGCCGTACATGATCCGTAGGGCGGCGATGGTCAGGGCCAGGATTCCCGCGTATAGGGCCGGCCAGTTCTGTTCGAGCCAGGCGGCGAGCCAGGCCCAGGTGTCGGGACGTTCAGGCATGCGCTTCATTCCGTAATCCAGGATGGGTAGGTTCGTGGGCTCGCTGCAGGTTGATCAGTCCCATAAGTTCACCATCTGCCGCTGTGGGGCGGCCGTCTGGGCTTCGGGCATTTGCACAGCCAGGCCTTGGGGCAGGATCGGTCCGTAGTCGGCCAGGCCGGGGTTGGCTTCGAGTACCGCTTCGGTTACGCCGGCGGTGCGGCCGTAGTGACGCCAGCACAGGGCGTCAACGGTGTCGTTTTGAAAGGCGCGGACGGTGACGGGCATCAGATCAGCTCCACGGTAGTGCGGTTGATGCCGAGGAAGTCACGCACGGCCCAGCGCAGGTCGCGGCGGTAATCGTCGATGTTTGGTGTGAGGTTTTCGGCGTTCTGGTTGCCGCTGTTGGTGGTGTCGTAGGAGCGGTAGCGCTCGCACACTTCGGCACCGGTGGCGGCTTCGATGGCGCGGCGGTAGAGGTGCTCCAGTACCGATACGTCGTTGATCTTGTCACCAGGAACATCTGCCAGTTCGGCATGGCCTGCGGCTTCCTGCCTGGCTCGCCATTCGCTCAGCTCACGGTTGACGCTGATGGCGGCGGCCACAGCGGCGGTTTCCAGGCGCGGCGCGGTGACGCTCGCGTCGATCCTCAGCGTGGCGCGCAATTGATCCAGATCGATGGAGGGCCAGAAGGCGTCGGTGTTGATATGGCCGCTGGCGACTGTGCCGCCGGCTACGAATCCGCTCATGGAACAGCACTCAAAAATAGGTCGCCGGTGGTCGGGGCTTCACGTTCAGGAGGAGCGGCCTGGCCGATCCGCCCCGAGCCGGCGGGGTGCGTGGGGACGCTCGGTTAGCCGGCAGGGCCGGCAAGTTTGTTGAGCAGGCGTTCGGCCCGCTCCAGATCTTTCTTGCCACCGCAGGCGTCGTGCAGAGCGATGGCTTTTTTCAGCAGATCCACACCGGCCTGGAGCTTGCCGGGTTGGCCTGGGGCCTCTTCGGTGATGCCTTCCAGCGTGGCGCGGCCCATGGCGAGAAACAGCTTGGCGCGGGCCTGGTCGGGCATGTCTTCGGCGTCGGTGAGTTCAGCGGTGCGGTGCAGGATCGTCAGGTCGAACGGTTCGCCAACCTTCTGAGCCTTGAAGGCTGCCGTGGCGACTTCCTCGGCGACCAGGCAGCCCAAGGTGCGGGCGAAGCGGTCGGGCATGACCATCTTGTGTTCCAGCACGTAGGTCGCGATGTCGAGCCCACCGGTGAAGTCGCCAGCGTCGAAGCGCCAGACCATGACGGTGGTCAGTACTTCGTCCTGGGCGCCCTGGCCGCCTTCCAGCACACCTTGCACATAGGATTCATAACTCGGCAGCAACTGGCGCTTGAGTTCGGCCTTGCCCTGGTTGGACTGGACCTGTTTCAGGCGCAGGCGGTCTTGCAGCAGCTGGTTGAGCTGATGCTCGTAAGCCGTGGCGCCGGCCATGGTTTGGGTGGGCTCGGTCGCTGCCGCCTCGATGGCGGCAGTGACGCGCTGGTAGTGGCGCTTGGCGAGGCTGTTAGCCATGAATCAGGCCTCCTCAAGCTCAATGTTTTCGATCAGGCAGCCAAGGCCGTAATCCTCGACTACATACGCGTCGTTGCTGGACTCGTAGTTTTCGATGCGGTTTTTTTCCGGTGCTTCTTTGACATAACGACGCCGACCACCGATCTGCCAGTAGATAGCCAAGTTCGACAGGGTGGTGACCAACGCCGAGCCGTCTGGAACATATGGCACTTCGACCGGTTGCTTCCCGCCCATGCGTTTCTGCGAAAGGATCATGTCGGTTGCCAGTTTTTCGGAGGCTGGCTGTTCCTTGTTGATCAGCGGGAAATATTTGTCGTGTACCAGATTGCTGCCCAGGATGACGACGATGCCTGGATCCTTGCGGTGCCATGGGTCGATGAGGTTGGCGACCGCGTCGAACACCAATGCATCAAGGTTGTTGTAGTCGGCGGTGGCACCGCTGCCGATGATGATCTTGCCGGCAGTTTTCCCCTCTTTGAGGACTCGCGCAGGTGCGTTGAGACGGTACTGTTCCAGCCAGCCGACATTGACGTCTTGCAACAGAGCATTGACCTGGCGGTCGGTCGTAGCGGCTGCGCTGACACCGTTGAAGCCGATCATGATGCGGTCGAGCGCCTGGCGCTTGAGGATCGCGTCGCGCAGGCGAGCCTGGAAGTCTGGAAATTTCGCCCAAGCGTCAAGCTGCGCGTAGCGGATGGCGGTGTCGAAGTCGGTTTTCTTGGCTTCGTAGCCTTTCTTGTCCAGGGAGGAGACGTCACGAGGTTGGCGCACGCCGTTGCCGGTGGTGTCGGTACGACCGGCAATGGTGCTGCTGACACCCAGGCCGACTTTCTCTCCTTGGAGTTCATCGACGCCGATGATGCCGATCTTGCCCAGGAACTCGCTGGATTCCTGCATCCGGGTTTCCAGCGTCTGCTGAACCGTGGGGTCAACGGAAAAGGTCGCGGTGGTTGAGGAAACGCCGTTGAGTCGGGCGAGCTGGCTCAAGTAGGCGTTGAAGTGTTCGCGAGTATCGTTGCGCATGAATATCGTCCTTCGTTTGTTCGGGGCTGTGGGTGGCCGGCTGTCAGCAGTCGGTCATGACCTGTTTGTCGCCACCGGTAACCGGAGGGCGCGTCTTTTGGTTGTGGTCCTGGGTGGTGGAGAGCTTGGTTTTTAGCTCTGTGAGTTCCGTGCTGATCTGGTCGAGCCGGGTTTTCAGCCCCGCGGAAAATTGCTTTTCTGCGGCCAGTTGGTCGGGCAGATCCTTGACGTGTTCGGCGATGGCTTCGACGGCTTCGCCGATCTGGGCGAATTCGGTGTCGTCCTTGGCCTGCTTGCCAGTCAGCAGCGCTTGCACCTTGTTGAACAGCTGGGCGCCGATGCTGGGCTTCTCTTCGATTTCTTCGAACTTCAACTCGGTTTCCACCGCCTCGGTAAACATCGACGTTGCCGAGTAGTGGCGATCCTTGAAGGGGCTGGCGTCAGGTTTCTGGGCAGAGAACGCCAGAACGTCGGTGCCCAGGCTGGCGGGCGAGTCGGTAACAGCCAGGCCGACGATGTAGGCCTCGCCGGTGTCGGCAAAGCTGTCGTCGATTTCGATGGAGGTGTAGATCTTCTGTTTCGCCTTGTTCATGGCGATCAGCTCTGGGGTCGGCTCAACCTGGGCGAACAGGGCCAGTTTCTTCTGGCCGTTGATGTCCACCTCTTCGGTTTTCACTGCCAGCACGTCGCCGTAGGCCTTGAACGGGCTGTCGGGCAACAGGCTGCGGAAATGCTCCAGCCAGATGCGGGCGCCGTAAGTGGACGGGTTGAAGTTCTTGGCGGCCTGTTCCAGCCAGCTGCGTTTGATGGTGCGCTTGTCCGAAGTAGCGCCCTCGACGGCGACGCGGAACCAGTTGCTGCGAAACTTCTTCATGCCGGGAATCCTCAGTGCGTGGGGCGCCTGCTGGGTTGAGCAGTGCGTTGCAATGAAGGGCATGGTCGTCACGGGCGCGAGCGGCGGCAACGAGACGGGACTGTAGGCGGGGAGGGTACAAGGGGCGGCGCTATTGAGTCGCCGCCGTGGGCGGCAGCATCTCGGCCATGACGACGACCACCCTGCTGCCTATCGATCCGCGACGCCAATCCAAGTTCCTGTACTGGATGGGTTGGCGCATCTGCGAGATTGCCGAGGCTACGGGCGAAAAAGAAAAAACGCTACACAGCTGGAAGGCCCGCGACGAGTGGGACCGGGCCGACAACGTCGAGCGCATCGGCGGCGCCCTGGAAGCGCGCTTGGTGCAGCTGATCCTCAAGGACAACAAGACTGGCGGCGATTTCAAGGAGATCGACCTGCTGCACCGCCAGCTTGAACGCCAGGCCCGTATTCAACGCTTCCAGGGCGGCGGTACCGAAACCGATCTCAACCCGAACCTCGCCAAGCGCAACGAGGGGCCGAAGAAAAAATCCCCGAAAAACGACATCAGCGAAGACCAGATCGAGCTGCTGCGCGAGGCCTTCATCGATGGCTGTTTCGATTACCAGAAAGACTGGTATCGGGCCGGCAACCAACGCACCCGCGTCATCCTCAAGAGCCGCCAGATCGGTGCCACGTACTACTTCGCCCGCGAGGCGTTCATCGACGCCCTGGACACCGGTCGCAATCAGATTTTTCTGTCGGCCTCGAAGAACCAGGCCTACCTGTTCCGTGGCTACATCCAGGCCTTCGCCCGGGAAGTCATCGGCGTCGAGCTGACCGGTGACCCGATTGTGTTGCCCAACGGCGCCGAGCTGTTTTTCCTCGGGACCAACGCCCGCACCGCCCAGGGCTATCACGGCAATTTCTACTTCGACGAGTTCTTCTGGACGTTCAAATTCGAGGAGTTGAACAAGGTCGCCTCGGGCATGGCGATGCACAAGAAGTGGAGGAAAACCTACTTTTCGACGCCATCGAGCATGGCCCACGAGGCGTACACCTTCTGGACGGGCGAGCGCTTCAACAAGGGCAAGCCCGCTGCGCAGCACACCAAGGTTGATGTGACCCACGGCGCGCTCCAACAGGGGCGGTTCTGTGAGGACCGGCTGTGGCGCCAGATTGTCACCATCCTCGACGCGGAGCGGGGCGGCTGCGATCTATTCGACATCGAAGAGCTGCGCCGGGAGTACAGCCCTGAGGCGTTCGCCAACTTGCTGATGTGCGAGTTCGTTGATGACGGCGCCAGCATCTTCCCGCTGTCGGTGTTGCAGTCCTGCATGGTCGATAGCTGGGTGGAGTGGGCCGAGGACTACAAACCTTTCGCCATGCGTCCGTTCGGCGACCGCCAGGTATGGGTCGGCTATGACCCGGCCGAGACGGGCGATTGCTCCGGTCTGGTGGTGGTCGCGCCGCCACTGGTGCCGGGCGGCAAATTCCGTGTGCTCGAGCGCCACCAGTTTCGCGGCATGGACTTCGCCGCCCAGGCCGCCGCCATCAAGGGAGTGTGCGACCGCTACTGGGTGACCTACATCGGCATCGACGTCACCGGCCTCGGCAGTGGCGTCGCCCAGCTGGTGCGCCAGTTCTTCCCGGCGGTGACCACCTTCAGCTACTCCCCCGAGGTGAAAACCCGTCTGGTACTCAAGGCCTACGACGTGATCCACAAGGGGCGGCTGGAGTTCGACGCCGGCTGGACCGACATGGCCCAGTCACTCATGGCGATTCGCAAAACCATCACCGCAGGCGGTCGCCAGTTCACCTACACCGCCGGCCGCAACGACAACACCGGCCACGCCGACCTGGCCTGGGCGCTCTTCCACGCACTGCAGAACGAACCGCTCGAAGGGCAGACCGCTGCCAATACCGGGCGAATGGAGATTTTCACATGACCGAACAACTCGCCAGCCAAGAGCTACTGCCGGCCACCCTCGACGCCGCCAGTGCGGGTACCCAGGTGTTCAGCTTCGGGGAGCCTACACCGGTGTTGGGTGGTCGGGAGGTGTTCGACTATCTGGAGTGCTGGTTCAACGGGCGGTGGTATGAGCCGCCGTTGTCGCTTAACGGCCTGGCCCGCTCAGTGGGCGCGAGCGTGCATTTGCATTCAGGATTGATGTTCAAGCGCAACCTGTTGAGCAAGACGTTTGTCCCGCATCCGATGTTGTCCCGGGCGGCTTTTGAACAGTTCGCCCTGGATTTTCTGTGCCTGGGCAACGGGTATCTGGAGAAACGCCGTTCGGTGCTGGGCAGCACGCGGCAACTGGTGCCGTCGCTGGCGAAGTACATGCGGGTTGGGCCGGAGGGGCAGTTCTACCAGGTACAGGGCTGGAAGAATGAGCATGCGTTTGAGCCCGGGAGCATCTTCCACCTGCGCGAGGCGGATTTGCACCAGGAAATTTATGGGCTGCCCGAGTGGATCAGTGCGTTGCAGTCGGCGCTGTTGAACGAGTCGGCGACGCTGTTCCGGCGCAAGTATTACGAGAACGGTAGCCACGCCGGTTTCATCCTGTACATGACCGACGCAGCCCAGACCGAGGCGGACATCGATGCCTTACGCAAGGCGTTGAAGGATTCGAAGGGGCCGGGGAATTTTCGGAATCTGTTTGTCTATTCGCCGACCGGCAAGAAGGACGGGATTCAACTCATCCCCGTCAGCGAGGTGGCGGCTAAGGATGAATTCAACTCGATCAAGAATCAGACCCGTGACGATGTGCTGGCTAGCCTGCGGATTCCACCGCAGTTGATGGGTATCGTGCCGCAGAACGCGGGTGGATTTGGATCGATCAGAGAGGCGACACAGATCTATGCAGCCAACGAGCTGGAGCCCATCCAGACGCGAATGATGCAGTTGAATGATTGGTTAGGTGAAGAGGTGATGCGGTTCAAACCTTATGAGCTGGCCCCGGCGATTTAGGCAAGGGCACAGCAGTTCATTTTAATCGTCGAATATGACTTCGCGATTATCAATCATGCCATGGCTTGACATCGCTAGGCTGAATCGCTTGAAAAGAGTGAAGAACTCAACAAGGGGCATTTCTAACTTAATTTTACGAACCTTGAGTGGTTTGCCCGAATCAACGGCCTCTTGAACATTTTCGTACCCTTCGTACTGGGTTACTAGAACTGTAACGTCCACATCAGTTACTTGAGGCTTTCCCATCAGTTCACACGCATAAGCTTCGATACCGACCAGAAATTCGCCCTGATTGATCAGACCTTTCGTTTGGAGGTATTTGCCTATGTCGTCTTGATCGTGCCGGTCAGCAGCGACGGTACCTTTGAAGTCGCCATACTGGACGCTTGCGTGAAAATTATCCTGCCCCATTCTGCTGTCCCTCTTCCTAAAATTGTTAATCGTTGGGTGCCGCTGATTCGAGCGTCTTACGCTGTATTAGGTCTGGAAAATACCAGCTGGATCCTAGCCTATTACCTGAGGATCTGAATTTTTTTATCATTCCACCTTGCTGGAAATAGACGCTATTAATTCTTCGCCTTGATTTTTTACGTTTCCTACAGCCTTGCCTACGGGAAACCACTCGAACTCCTCCACTGGGCGACAATGCTCTCTTGCGATTTTCTCTGCCCGCCCAGAATCCAGATCAGGATTCAACCACTCGCGAGCCAGGTCCGGTGAAAGCACTAGAGGCTTTCGATCATGGATATCCACCATGCCCTGATCACTGGCAGCGGTGATGATGACGAAACCGTCACCTTCTTGGCCCTCCAATCCTGGTCTGGCCTGCGCGAGGGCGCCAAAAAACATAGGCTTCTGGGTTTTCAGTCGGATGAAATAAGGCTGTTTTTTCTTCGGGTCGTTGGGATCCTTAATCCACTCATACCAGCCCTCGCTTGGTACCAGGGCACGTCCGTTCGGCCAAAGCTGTTTGAAGAACTTCCCCGTCGTGACGGTTTCAACCCTCGCATTGATGGGATCGAGGCGTTTTCCCTTCGCCCAAAATGGCGACCAGCCCCACCTGATAGGGGTGATGTGAAGGCCGGCATCGCTGGTGTGCAGGATTTGCACGCGAGTCGTCGGGGCGATGTTGTACCGATTTATCGGTTCTGCATCGAAACCGCTGAATAGGGGAAGCTGTGGCCCTAGCTCCTCTATGAACACTGCCATCCCTTCGTACTGTACGAATCTCCCGCACATGGGTTGTCCCGCCTGTCAGATTTTTCCTATACAAAATTGACCGCCAACCTTGTACAAAGTTAACTGTATGTTCGTACAGTATTCTAGAGCGTGCGTCATGAGCTTTTCAATTTTAGGCCCTATTGCCGAGGGTGGCTTGAAGCTGCCCTTGTGTTCGTTTCGAGTGCCCGCCGGGTTTCCATCTCCGGCGGCGGACCACATCGAAGCGCACATCTCATTGGATGAGGTTCTGAATATTCGTGCCCCGCATGTCTACCTTGTCTCAATCGCTGGGGAGAGCATGCAGGGCGCCGGTATTTTTGAAGGCGATCTCGCGGTGGTGGACCGCGCTCTTGAGCCAGCGCACGGTCACATCGTCGTAGCGCTGCTGAACAACGAGCCGGTATGCAAGCGGCTTTGCATTCGCGGCAGGGAGGTGATTCTCCTTTCGGAGAACCCAAAGTATCCACCGCGGTACGTGCTTGAGGGCGACGAGCTGGTGATCTGGGGCGTCATCACATGCAGCGTGCGCAGCCATGTCTAAACCCCAGCCAGTTTTCGCCCTGATCGACTGCAACAGCTTCTATGCCAGTTGCGAGCGCGTGTTTCGACCCGACCTGGCCCGCGTGCCCATCGTGGTGCTGAGCAACAACGACGGCTGCGTGATCGCCCGCAGTTACGACGCCAAGCCCTATGTGAAGATGGGCGAGCCGTATTTCCAGATCAAGCACAAGCTGCACAAGCACGGCATCGTCCCGTTCTCGTCGAATTACGCCCTCTATGGCGACATGAGTGAGCGGGTCATGACGCTCATTGAGTCGATGGTGCCCGCCGTCGAGGTCTACAGCATTGACGAAGCCTTTGCCGACATGACCGGCATCGACGGCCGGGATGCCCTCGGTCGGAAGATCCGCAGCCAGGTGCTGCGCTGTACAGGCATCCCGGTTGGGGTGGGAATCGCCCACACCAAAACTCTGGCAAAGCTGGCAAACCACACCGCCAAACGGCTCCAGGTGGAGACCGGCGGCGTGGTCGATATCTGCGACCCGTTCAAGCGTGACTGGGTTCTGCGCAACACCGATGTGTCCGAGGTCTGGGGCGTCGGTCGCAAGATGAAACTTCACCTGGACGCCATGGGCATCAAGACCGCAATGGACCTGGCGAAGGCCGACCCGTGGACGCTACGCAAGAAGTTCAGCGTGGTGATCGAGAAGACCGCTCGGGAGCTGGCCGGCACGCCGTGCCTGGAGCTGGACGAGCCGGACCCACCCAAGCAGGAGATCTGCTGTAGCCGGATGTTCGGGAAGCGGCTCACGGACCTGGCCCCCATCAAGGAAGCGGTGGCTACCTACATGATGCGCGCTTCGGAAAAGCTCAGGGCGCAGCAGTCGCTGTGCAAGAAGATCCGCGTCAGCATCCGCACGGGCATGTTCAACCCGGAGGAGGCGAAGTACGCCAACGGCGTGCTGATCGACATGCCTTACCCCACTGATGATGTGCGGCTGCTGACCAAGGCTGCGGTGGACGCTCTCGACCGAGTGTTTCGGCCTGGCTTCAAGTACAGCAAGGCTGAGGTGCTGTTGATGAACCTTTGTCAGCAAGGGGAGTACACCGACGACCTGTTTGCCACCTCCCAACCAGCCGACGCCACGAAGTTGATGGCGGTGTTGGATCAGATCAACGGGCGATGGGGCAGGGGGACGCTCCGATCAGCCAGCGTGCCCGTCAACCCTGACTGGGGCATGCGTCGGGAGATGATGAGCCAGAGCTACACGACCAGGCTGGACCAGCTGTGGCAGGTGTCCTGTCGATGACCTGCTGACCCATGAGCCGCCCGCCGAGGCGGCTTTTTTTCGCCCCGAAACGGTGCGCGCCCGGCGGGCAGTGGCGTGCTTCAAGCCTGGCGCGCGCCGTCGTCCCCCCACCGCGCCTCCGGTCTAAATAGGTCTTTTATTCCGCACTGCTGCACCCCCATGGAAATCAAGCCCGCTGGGCGCTATCGGAGCTTATCCAGGCTATCGAATACCTGCGGATCCCTGCGAAGGTAGGTGGCTTTTCGCAATGCTCATACGCATGCACAGGCATACGGATTTCAGAGGTGCCACGGGAAAAGGGTTAGGTTTTTTTGAGAGGGGGTGTTTTGAGCTGGAGGGCCCGTATTTGTTGGGCTTGAGACCTAACTTTGATGGGTTAGGTTGGGTTAGGTCAAAGGTTAGGAATCTATAACTAGCTGTTTTTAAAGGAATTTATTAAATGAAATTTTAACATCAATAAAGGTTAGGAAATAACCAAAATCTAACCAAAAGCTAACCTTCTAAATTCTGCGCAAAGCCTTACCAGACAAGGCTTTCAGACCAGCGAGAAAAAAACTAACCCTCCTAACCTCTTTCCCGTGGGTCAACATAAAAACGCCGGACATGCCTCGGGCGGACCATCTACTGACGCTGCATAAGGAAATGCACACTCCGCCTCACATTCGTCATTTACACGCACACACTCTCGTGCACACCGTATCAGTCGGTGCGTTTGTGGATGGTGTTGGGATTGGAGCGACAGGCATTACAGCACGGCCGTTCGCACGGGGCAGCTCACTAGGAGAGGGATGTTTCAGGAAGTGAGTGGTACGAAAATGGTACGGGCGTTTTCGGTAGGTGCTGGAGGGCTTGTATTACGTGGCCTCCAGAGTTAGAAGTTCCAATCCATCATGGGTGCAACACTGAAGCGCCGAGACAGCGTAGGCCGTGGATTTACTGGGCTAAGGCTCTGTTTTACTAGCATTTTACTCAACGGGTTCTTGGCGTGATTTCGGGTGTTTTCAGGCGTTTTACGGCTCGGTGGTACGATGTACCGCTTTTAAGCTGACGCGTACCACTATCGATATGGCAACTATCCGGGCAAGAAAACTGGCTGATGGGTCTGTTAGCTATACGGCTCAGATCCGCATCAAGCGCGACGGAGTGCAAGTCTATCAAGAGAGCCAGACCTTCGCCCCGAAAACAGGCGGGGCAGGCCTGGGTTCGCAAGCGAGAATCTGAGCTGGAGGCCATGTCTAAAGCCCCATCGGTTTTCGCCCTGATCGATAGCAACAGCTTCTATGCCTGTTGCGAACGAGTGTCCCGGCCGGGCCTAGCCCGGATGCCTATCGTGGCCCTTCAATTAGGCAACCAGTCCTGTTGATCGGCAACGCCACGCTCACCTACCTTATATGCATGCAGCAGGAAGCTACGGTTATCCTTCCAGATTGCATCGATTAGTTCGGCGACGTCGGTCTGTTGCTTGAGGTACGCGTCCAGCCCCTCTTGGTCTCCAGGGCAATGGCGTTCAATAAATTGGCGTGTGACATTAGCGATGGTGGTTAGGCGATCCGCAAGCGGTGGGTGCTTCTGCTCTTTCCGAAATCCTTCTTCATCACCAGTGAGCATGATTTGATGCCCGCGCTTGATAAAATCGAGTACGGATAGGATGAGGACGGCGCCAACATTGGTTTTAGCACAGTGATTCAAGCCACGAGGGTTATTCTGCCCCAGCAACATGCAAATTACTGTGCCTAAAGTATCGGCTTCGGTTTCCTTCGTTTGGGAAATTGATGACGCTTCACCCCCTGCCTGCGCAATGCCTCCCCAAGAATGTTCAAGCACGTGATGGCTGTATTCGTGAGCAAGTACGAACCAGGTCATAGCCTCGTCTATGTCACCAATCAAATGAATTTGCTGGTCTCCCGAAATCTTTATGGAGCGGCCTATGTCAGGCGCCTTTGGGTTCCGGCAGTAGTCGAGGAAGAACATTCCCCAGTCCCTGCGAAGCTCTATGTCGGCCATCAGTGATTTCATCACTGGCTTCGCTTCCCAGTTCATCTGAATGATACCGTCATGGGTGGGGCCCATAATTACAGTGCGAGCGAATAGTTTTGCCAAGCGGTAAATCAACGTGGTCAAGTGCCTGGTCATCATGATCACGCTCGCCTGTGTGGTCATTACGGGCATTTGCATGGCTTCCAAGTGGTCTCCGTGCAGGATACCCACTGTTACGCCGCTGCGTAAGGAAAGGCCAAGTCCTGAGATGACTTTCTCGATTTCACGGGCTTCCGACTCCAAGCTGAGGTGGGTGAGGGGGTCGTCCTCAGGTGCTACTTGAGCAACCATTTTATTGAGAATACTCTGCCGCAAATCGGGCAGGGCCGTGTCTGGAAATTGCTGCTTGATGAACTCAACGGCGGCATCCAGCTGATCAGGCTCAAGACGCAATCGGTAGTTTTCATCGGTTTTGAAGCGTTTCTGCTGCTGAGCCCTATAGTCTTTTGCTGCTTCCAACTCCGGATTATCGGATGTGCTCATACCTGCTCCTTCAGTGAGTGTACTTATAGGCGTAGCTCGAAAATGGTGTCATGCATCCAGCCCACCAGCCGGCCATTGTACTCGGTCATGGCGACAACTAATCACTGGCGACAGGTCAATCGCGTCTATTTGAAGTATGAAGACTCATCTAACGTGTCTCTACTTGGCGTGCGCCATCATCCCCCACCACACCTGCGGGGCTAAATAGGGAGGATCTACTGAAGCCGCATGCAGGCTTGTGTTCTGCACACGTTCTTTACTATCCCTGTTCGCAATATCGCCCCGCTAGATCATTGGACAAACGAAAGTCTGGTGCTTGACTGAGAGGGGGCAGGAGCCGCTACGTACAGGAGGAACCCCCTATGCTGAGGTTAAGTAGGCGTCTTGAGACTCGATCCGCTTCACATTTTGGCTCACATATCAGAAGGAACTATCAAACGAATGCAAAGCTGAATGTCTTTCAGGAGAAGGGTTCGTTTATGTGCACGCGAGCGGCGGTGGCAACCATCATGAACAACCTCAAGGGAAGCGTCTGGAAAGACGTCGATTATTACGACGAGTATCTTCGGACTAAAGTCGCAGAGTATGACCGGCGGTTTGCCGCTGAAACACCAATACTCGAGGAGAAAGCTTTGACTGAGCTTTTTCAGAAGGAAGGGTTTGTTGTCACTCCGTTGTCGATGACGCCGGGCCAACTGGTCAACCCTGATACCTATCAGCTGTTCAAAAAGAAGCTGGCCAGCGGCTTTATTCTTTCAACCAGCAGACCACCGGGAAATCCAGGCAATATCACCCATTCGGTGGTAATTGCGGATTCCCTGCCGTCAATCTGCCCCGGCAGTTGTTTTTATGACGTGTTTGACCCTTATCCCTACGAAAAAGGGCCTGAAGACGGCATGCATTTATATGATATTAATGACATTGTCGATAACAAAATATCGACCAATTTACTGATTCAAAAAATTCATGGAGATTTAAGCCGCGATTGATTCGACTCTTCGGTAGCGCGTTTTTTGGGCTTTCGTCAGGGCATTCTGACTGGAAGTGCCTTGCTGACAAGTTCGGTCAGGCGCGCCGCTATTCAATTGGCATTAGTGGAGCGGCGCTCAGCTGAGCATGTCGGCGCCCAACCCACCAGTTATATGGCATCATGGCATCACCCATGGACGAGGCGATGAAAGTTGGTCAAAATCGCCAATTTTGTAATGGCTTGGAGCCACATATGTTTCCTGAGGAAATTCGCTTCAAAACTAATACCTTATTGAAAATTGCACTTTCTCCACCAGGTGCTTTTTTTGTCGGCTGCGCTTTCATCATGCTGTTTACAAAATCGAGTGAAAGTGCGGCTGCTTGGGTGCAAGCAATTGGTTCCATAGGTGCCATCATTGGGGCTTTTTTGGTTGCAAGACAGACACATATGCTCGAACAGAAGGCTGGGAAAAAGTCTGAGCTTGACATTGAGATACGAGCGGTGCTCTTGGCAGAGGGAATAGTTCAAGAGGCTCACGCGGCGCTGTCCACTGCCTTCAGGAATGCCCGGAACTCTAGCGATACGCCGGTGAGTGCAAGGCGTCTTGAAAGCGTCCATCAGGCGTTAATGCTTGCTATTACCCAACCAGTAAGTGAGCACGCGCTCAAGCCGATATTGAGGACCCTCAAAAGGGTTAGTAATTCTTGTGGTTTTCTTCAGGATGCGATGCAACACAACGGGGTGCTCAGGCCCGCCGATCTCGAGAACATGAGTCGGTTCTTGGATGAGTTGATAGCTAATAAAGCCATCCTCAGTGAAATACTGAATGACCTTCGTGACCGTCGAAAAAAGTCCCGATGAAGATTGCCTGGCGTCCATAACTTTCCTACATACCATGACAGGTTGCGCGGTCGGTCGGTCCTTAGCACTATTGACGATGTCACGCCAAAGGCCGCACTAACCCATTTGTCGGGTGATTTGCAGCGTCAGGCATCTTGGTCGATATCTCGGAATGACGGCAGCGTTGTGCCGACCTTTCCAAGAGAGACAAAAAATGAATGTCAGGACTATGAACCTCGCCCCGAGGTCTGCCACTTTCTTCTCAAGCAGATCGCCGAGACGATTACCCGTATCAATGAACGCAACCTGCTGATCGCCACCGTCTCAGAAGAGCAGGCGCAGGTGGCCCGCGAGGCCGACCAAAACCTGACCAGCATCCGCGAGCTGTCGATCCAGAGTTCGGCGGGCGCTACTCAGACCGCCGGCGCCTGCGGTGAGATGGCGAACTTGGCGATTGGGCTGAATCGCCTGGTTGCGCGTTTCAAGGTCTGACACGTGCAAGCGAAGTGTCGTACCCATTTCCGTTTCGATTATGGGCGCATTGTTATGCAGGTTGTGGTATCCGCATTGAGTTCTACAAGACTCAACGCCCCATCGTCAAAGGAACAGCCGGTGTCGATGTAGACGACATTACCCAGGCAGGTGACGTTCGATACCGTTGAGTGCCCGACGTAAAGCCGGTTTATGCCCCTGATGGGGTCATTGTTCTGTTGTTCTATTTTACCCCGGGCATACAAGGCTATTTTCAAAGCGCGGTGGCGGCTATCTTCGCCAAAATGTCCGGACAAGGCGTCTTTGGCGGTCTGCCAGTCATCATTGTCGCGCAGTAATGGAGCTTCGGCGTGCACGATGCCCATTTTTCTGCCGTATTCCAGCTCAACTTCAATGATCAGCGGAAGTTCCTGGAGAACATTGGACAGTTCATGCTGGGTCGTGGCTGCCAGCTCATAGAGCCAGGCCCCGCCGTTTCGGGTGTGCCTGGCAATATCTCCCTGTCCGGACACGCAGTCGATGAGCATCTGTTCATGATTACCCCGGACCGCGTGAAACCAGGGTTCTGCCAGCCAGTTCAGCACTTCCAGGGAGTCCGGGCCGCGATCGATCAGGTCGCCAACAGAAAACACCCGATCCCGTTCAGCATTGAAGTCGGCGTGAGCCAAAAGCGACTTTAGAAGTTTGAAATGCCCATGAACATCACCCACGACAAAGTCTCGGCCTTTTCCATTGGGGGAGAACGTCCTTATCGTGTCCATTGTCGGCGTTTCATGTGGAGAAGGGAGGAGAGGAAGTAGTTTGCTCCCTCTTCTGGCCCGATAGAATCATTTTTTCAACTGATAGTCCTGGCCCCATACCCGTACAGAACTGATGGGCTCGTTCTGCCCATCGAAGATGAACTTCTGCCGCACGGCTGCCTTGGGTGGAACAGTGACTTCATCCGGGTTTTCCATTGCCTTGAGGCTGTTGGCATAACCTGCCTGATCAATTGCCAGCAAGACACCCGTCTGCCTGAGGTTGATCAGGCGCAGTTGCGTGTCGGTGCTGTTCTTGAAACCGAGGGTAACGGTGAGATTGTCGTCGCTGGGTTCCAGTTTCAGAACTTCGACGCCAATGCGGTCTTTCATTTGTTCGCCTGAGGAAATGATCGCTGCGCCATCTGTGCCCTGGGCTGATTCGCGGCCGTCGAGTACACCTTCGCTGACACCGCCCAACAGGTTCTTGCCCGCCGTGATGAACGATGAGACGGCTGCTTTGGTCGAGTCCTTGATCAGGCTGCCGTCGGCCGGTTCGGTTTCGGCGAAGCACAGGGTGCTGGCCAGGAGAGTGGAGACGAAGAAAAAGGAGCGTGACGGCGAGAGAGTCAT